TGGATTCGAAGATGTGGTAGGTCACATGTTAGGAATAGGAAGAGATACGTTAAGTACGTTTAATAGATTATTATAATTTTAAATATGGAGAGAGATTGATATGTTGCCAATTATTGCAACCCCAAAGTATGATATGATTGTGCCTTCGACAGGCGAGAGTATTACATACCGACCATACGTGGTCAAAGAAGAGAAGATTTTATTAATAGCAATTGAATCGCAAGATGAAACTGGTATTGAAAAAGCTGTTTTAAATGTTATTAAAGCTTGTGTAGAATCGCCGATTGATTTTAAAAAACTAACAACATTTGATGTTGAGTTTATGTTTATAACCTTACGAAGTAAGTCTGTGGGTGAAGGCATTAAACTTAAAATGAAATGTGAAGTTGAAGAATGCGATGGTGTGACTGAACAACAGATTAACTTAGAAAATGTACGTGTAAGTAATCTGGAAGAAAAGGCTAATAACCGTATTAAAATTAATGATGATATTAGTGTTGATTTAAAGTACCTTGGTATAAATGATTCATTAACCCAAGCACAGAGAACAACTGAAACTGATAGTGTTATTAATTCGGTAGCTAAATGTATTGAAACAATTTACAGTGGTGAAGATACATTTGCTGCTAAAGATGCTAGTCATAAGGAAGTTGTTACTTTTGTTGAAAGCTTAAGTAGTGATCAATTTGCAATGATAATTTCATTTATGGAAAAAGCTCCAGCATTAACTTATGATATGGAATACAAGTGTTCAACATGTGGACATGAAAACAAGCAGGAGTTAAAAGGTTTATCTGATTTTTTTATATAGCCCTTTCGCATGACAATATTGCGAATCATATAAAAATGAATTTTGCAATGATGCAACATCATAATTATTCGTTGAGTGATTTAGAGAATATGATGCCATGGGAGAGGGAGATTTATATAGCCCTTTTACATGAACATATAGATGAAGAGAATAGAAGACAAGAAGCTCAAAGTAAAAACTAGGATAAGACTATGGCAGGAAAAACTCAAGAAACATTATTAAGTGAAGTAGTTGCTCTCTTAAGAAAACAGAATCAACTCAGTGTGCGGGATAGACTGCGTGAGTCTGAAGAATCTAAGCGCGCTGAGAAAATGCAGTCAATGGGTGAAGTTAATAATGAACAGCAAGCTAGTGTTATTACTGGAGCAGAAGATTTTCAAAGAAGGTTCTTAGCTGGTCAAGCAGGTGCTCTTACAACTGATGCACGTAAAGATGGTCCTAAAGGTCCAATACAACGAGCGATATTATCTTCTTCTAATAGAATTGCCAGTTATCTAGAGAATGGAAATGCCTTAGCAAAAGCCTGGAGAATGCAGGACCAACGTGATAAAGCTGAAAACAAACGTGAGAAGGGTCCAAACCCTTTAGCGGTGGCTGGTAAGTCCTTGAAGGCTTATCGTAAGAAAGAAAAAGATGAAGGATTTATGGCTGATATGTGGGACAAGGCCAAATGGACTTTCTTCTTAGCCACTGCAGCTGCGGTATATTTAGCACAAGAAGGTTTTCATTTATGGCATCAGAAAGCTCTTAAAGGTCTTAAAGTAATAGGCAAATGGTCTGGAAGTTTTGGCAAAATTGTTACTCGAGTAACTAACTTTAGAGCAAGAGTATTAGGATGGTTCGGTTATGATAAGACCGGTAAACCAATGGGTAAAACTTTCTTTGGCACTACTGGAACACTCTTAAATTTTGGTGGTCTGCAAACATTTGTGAGCAATCAATTATTGGCATTAAAAGCCAGAGCTTATAGATTTGTTGGATTAGGTGTTGATGGTAAGCCACTTGGTAATAAATTCGAACGCGGAGGTAAAGGTAAGTCTTTTAAGATTGGTATTGCTGGTGGTATTGGTAGTGGAATGTTTAAAACAATCACATCTAATATTGGTAAAGTACTTAACCCATTAGTAAAGGCGGGTGCTGCAGTTTCAGGTTGGTTAACCGGTGGTGTTGGTAAAGGATTAATGGCATCAATTAAAGCTCTTGGAAAAAGTCCATTTGTTAAATTGCTTGGTAAACTTTTATGGCCTGTCACATTAATATTTGGTATGTTTGAAGGGTTTAAAGCTGGTAGTGCTGAAGCTGAGAAAGAAGGTTCTAATTGGTTTACTGTTCTTGGTGAAAGTGTTGGTGGTGTATTAGGTTATATCTTTGGTGGATTGGCTGACTTAGTTAAGAACGGTGCTGTATGGTTAATCAAAAAAGGATTTGGTTTAGAAACTGATGAAAATGGAAAAATCATTGGCGATGGGATAGGAGTAAAGGCTCTTAACTTAATATCGGAGTTTAGCTTTGCTGAAGCTATACGTAAACTTATTGCCATGCCTTTCCATATGATATCTAATATCGTAGGTATTGTGGGTGAACTATTTACAGCAGCTAGCAATGGTCCTGGCGCATTGTGGGAATGGATCCAAGAGATACCCAAAAGAATGTCAAATTGGGTAAAGGGTATGATACCGGAGTGGGCTAGAGATGCATTAGGTATTGAGATTGGCGAAGGGGGCACGGGCAAATTAACAAATTTAAGTCAGAAGCAGCTCAAAAAGAATTATAGCGCTGCAGTGAGAAACTTACTTGATAGGTCAGAGATAAATCCTGAAACAGGTAAAGCATGGGACATGAAAAGTGGTAGGAAAATTGGTATGTCTGCGCTAATTCAAAAATATGAAAATGCATTTGCTGACAGCGAGGCACTACAAGCAAAATTTATTAAAGGTGAGGATGCAAGAAATTTGGCTACAGCAATAAGAGAGCAACAGAATATTGCTAATGGTCTTGGTGCAAATATACCACAAGCGCAAGCGCCAGTGATAACTAATATCAATTATTCATCCGGTGCTTATGGTGATATGTTTCAAAATTTAAGATCAACAGCCATGGGTTGGAATGGACAAAACCAGTATTAATAATTGGTACGCCCAACAGGATTCGAACCTGTGACCTACTGCTTAGAAGGCAGTTGTTCTATCCACTGAACTATGGGCGTAAAAAAACCCCCAATTAAGGGGGTTATAAAACAACCTAACTTTAAGCTTCTGCTGCTAACTTAGCAAAGTAGCTCATCGTATCTTCGGTATCAGATTCAACCTTAGCTGCAGGAGCTGTAAAAGCTTCCTCACTACGAGTCTCTTGTTCAACTTCAGGTTCATTAACTGAATCAACCTCATTACGTTGTACAAGCTCTTCACCTAACACACGAGTTAACTTAAGGTTAAGCTCGCTGTACGATTTAAATGTATCAGCATCAGTAAACTCTTTAAGAGAAAACTGTTGATTGTATACACCTTCTAACACAGAATCATCTGCATTCAATACTTCAACCGCACCAAAAGATGAACGATCATAGTTTCTGTAACCAGCTACGTTCGAAATCTTCATCTTGAAGTTAGCACCTTTCCACATATCAAAAGGATTAACAGGTGATTCATCTTCATACTTAGGTTGCATAGAGTCCATGATTTTCTCAAAGATTTTAGCACCGTAAGTATACAACATGACCTTACCTTCGTTCTCACGATTTTCAGGGTCAGATACAACATAGATATTTGACACATAATGAAGACGACGCTTGCGTTTGCGAGCAGTATCTTTATCAGCTTCAATACCTGTGTTCCATAGTTTTGAATTCATTTCTGAAACAGGATCGTCTTTCTGAATTGTAGTAAGTGATTTCTCAACATACCATTGTCCAGTTGGTCCTTGGAAGAAGTGGTCCCAGTATTTAGCCCAAGGTAAGTCATCACCTTCGACTGTAGGTAAGAAACGAATAACGGCATAACCATTACCTGCTTTATCTACTGTTGGTTTCCACATACGGTCATCACCGAATGATTTCTTTGTTGTGGCGCTGGAAGCCGCACCTACTAGTGAACTCATATCACTAGCTTTCGCTTTTAAGTCTGCAAAAGACATATTTTTTCTCCATTAAAGATTTATATTAATTTGTATTACTTTGTATCAGTATATATTATATCACGTTTATGACAAATGTACATACCTTTATTAAAAAATATCTAAAATAATTTTTTTCATTTTATCATCATCAAACTTTAAGAAAGATTGAAACTTAGATATCTTCTTAAACAAATCAGGCCACAGGATCGTATCTGTAATCTGTTCGTTCGCCTTACTAATAAACCCAGTCAAGCGATTTATTATACACAATGTCTCAAGAGACACCGTACCTTCAAGATGAAGATGGACAATTCTTGGATAAGTATCTTCTATAGCCAAGAGTTCATCAAACTTTACATCTGAAATTTCTTCTAATTCATTTCGAAACACATAAGACATACTATCTATCTTCTTCAAGAATGCTGTATATGTATCTTCGTCACGTATCATATCACTACTATATTTATTGCC